AGAACACGCAGAGCAAAGAGGACTACATGCAGTAGTGCTTAAGACAAGGGGACGTGGATTCTCTTATAAGGGCGGAGGTATTATGGATAGGAACTACTATCACATACCACAGTCAAAGAGTTATGCACTTGCTTCTGAAGGGGAATATCTTAAAGGGGATGCTATACTTGATAAGTCCTGGGATATTATGGATTTTATAGATGAGCACACACCTTGGAAGAAGGCAAGAGATGAGAAGGATACTGCAATGCACAGACGTGCATCGTATAAGGATCCTAAGTCAAAGGTTGTTAAGGGGTATAAGTCTGAGATTATAGGTGTTACTCTAAAGAACCAACCAGAGAGAGCTAGGGGTAAGAGGGGTAAGGTTATACTGTTTGAGGAGGCAGGAAAGTTCCCACACCTGTTAAAAGCATGGTCAATTGCAAGACCTTCAGTGGAGCAAGGTAATGTGACGTTTGGTACGATGATAGCATTTGGTACAGGTGGTACGCAGGGAGCTGACTTTGAAGGTATCAGGACTTTGTTCTCACAACCTGAAGGTTATCGTATACATGCAATACAGAATGTGTTTGATCAGAATGCACCAGAGGATAATCTATCAGGATGGTATTGCGGGGAGTATCTTAATAGGGAAGGGTACTATGATGAGGACGGTAACTCAGATGTATTCTCTGCTCTTGTTGAAATTATTGAGGAGAGGGAAAAGGTAAAGAAGGCTACTACTGATCCTAATGCTATGATACAGGAGCGGGCTGACCGTTCTATAACTCCACAGGAGGCAATGATGAGACGGGAGGGTAGTATCTTTCCTGTTGAAGATCTTAAGATACAAAGGTCTGAGGTGGAAGCACATCCTGCAAGATGGACTGATAGGATATTTAATGTTGACCTAGTAAACCGTAATGGTCAGATTGAGCTGAAGCCTTCTGATAATTATCCTATTAAGGAGTTCCCTGTAAGAGATAACTTTGGACTGCATGGTTGTGTAGAGATATTTGAGCATCCACCTGAGGATGAGGTGCCGTCAAATATGTACATAGCGGGAGTTGACCCTTATGATGATGATATATCTACTACTGCATCACTTGGTTCTTGTTTAGTTATGCATAGGATTACAGGTAGGATAGTAGCAGAGTATACAGGGAGGCCGGCAACTGCAGAAAAGTTTTATGAGATATGTTACAGGCTTATTAAATACTACAACGCAAAGTGTAATTACGAGAATAATAAGAAAGGCCTGTTCTCATATTTTGAGAAACGCAATGCATTATACCTACTGGCAGACACTCCTAAGATTTTGAAGGATATGCAGATTATGAAGACATCTACGTTTGGTAATACTGCTAAAGGAACAAATGCTACTAAGAATGTAAACGCCTGGGCAAGATCTCTTATTAAGTCATGGTTATTAGATACTGCATACTCTGAGGAGGAAGGTCAGGATCATGATAGACTTAATTTGCATACAATATGGAATACGGCAATGCTAAAAGAACTTGAGATGTATAATCCTAACTATGGCAACTATGACCGTGTATCAGCGTTTGGTATGGTACTTATTTTAAAGGAAGATTTATTTAAGTTAGAGGTAGTAGATGAGCCTAGAACATACCCATCCTTCTTCGACAACAGACCATCCATGAGAGGAAACCGCCATAGGAGAGAATCTAAACAATTGTTCTCTGGCTTTACTCCCATGCACATGCGTCATAAAAAGTAACTAATTTTGTGCTCATGGCCGTATCTGATTATGGACTGAGCGGGTTTCCGTCTCAGAAGAGATCCCTCAACCAGAAGGGGGAAAGCTGGAGAAAGAAGTGTGTGAAAGCAGCGATAGATCATGCATTCTCTGCAACTGAGTTCAAGACGAACTACAGCGAAATGAGGTCTAACATCGATCTCTACAACAATAGGTTGAACGATAAAGAGATGATGGAGTTCTGCGACCCATTCTCGTTAGGATCAGATTCTTTTCCTATAAAGCCTCGCAACTATCCTATTGCTTCACCTAAGATAAATCTTCTCATAGGCGAAGAGGCAAAGAGGGTCTCTGACTTTAAAGTCAAAATAGTAAACGAAGATGCGGTCTCTGAAAAAGAAAAAGAGATTAAAGATAGATATCTAAAAACTTTTGTAGAGGAGATTATTCAAAAGCCTGGTATTACAGAAGAAGATATACAGAAAAAGTTAAAAGATCTTGAAAAGTGGAGAAAGTATGAGTACCAAGATTTACGTGAACGTAGAGCTACTCAATTACTTGAACACATCAAACATGAAGAAAAGATAGATAAGAAATTCAATGATGGATTCTTAGATGCACTTCTTACAGGGTTAGAGATCTATTCTATTGATATTGTAGGAGGGGAACCTTCTATGAGAAAATGTAATCCGCTTAATATTAAAACTATCCGTACTTCGGAAAGTAATAGTATTGAAGATTGTGATATTATTGTAGAGTACAAATACTACTCTCCAGGTAAGATCATTGACATGTTCCATGATCACCTTAAGCCTTCTCAAGTATCTATGCTTGAAAAAGGTAAAGCAGGTTATTCTGCAGATGATAACAAGTCGTTTATTAATCTAGGAGAAAAAGAGCCAGATCTTCCGTCTATCAATCTTATAGAAAATACAGAAGGTAATCTAATAGCCTCTGATGAGATGAGCGATAATTCATATCATCTTCCAGAGTATACAAGTACTGGATCTATCTTAGTTACAAAAGTAGCTTGGAGATCTTATCAGAAGGTAGGTCGTCTAAAGTATTACGATGACGTTACTGGAGATGTGCAGTATAAGCTAGTTTCAGAGTACTACGAAATAGATTCTGCTAAAGGAGAAGAAGTTAAGTGGTATTGGGTAACTGACTGGTGGGAAGGTACACGTATCGGACAAGACATCTATGTTAAGATGCAAGCATTTCCGATTAAGGCGTATTCAATGTCAAACCCTTCTATCTCACAATGTCCTTATGTAGGATCAGCGTATTCTATGAATGATGACGACATTACCTCTCTGATGGGAAGAATGAAGCCTTATCAGTATTTGTATAATGCATTTATGTGGAAGACACAGGATGCCTTTGCAAAGTATAAAGGGGTTATCGGAACCATTGACCTTGCACGTACTCCTGATGGATGGGAGTTCGAAGATGTTCTGTACTATGCAGAACGTATGGGTTGGATGGTAGAGGACTCATTTAAAGAAGGTGATAAGGGAGCTTCTACTGGTAAACTTGCCGGTAATCTTCCTGGAAGAAGTACTCCTATGGATTTTAACCTTTCTGGTTACATACAACAGAATCTTTCTATGCTTAACTTCTTGAAGGTTGAGATGGGAGAGATATCAGGAGTATCTAAGCAAAGAGAGGGCAGCATACATAATAGAGAATTAGTAGGTAATGTGGATAGGTCTGTTACACAGTCCTCTCATATTACTGAGGTATACTTCAGCATGCATGAAGATATAAAGAAAAGAGCTCTTACTGCTTTACTTGAAGCAGCTAAGTTTGCATACAAGGGTAAAAAGAAAATAGTACAACATATATTGGATGATATGTCGTCTGAGATATTTGAGCTTGATGGTGACCACTTCCGTGAAATGGATTTTGGTATTGTCATGTCAAACAACCTTATGGACACTCAAATGAGAGAAAGGTTCATACAGCTTGCTCAGTCGGGACTACAAAATGATAAATTGAACTTTAGTCAATTGATGGATATTATGACTGATAGGTCTATCTCAAGCATGAGACGTAAAATTGAAACTGCAGAAGATGATGCAATTAAGCGTCAACAAGAACAGCAGCAACAACAGATACAGTCTCAGCAGCAAATGCAACAGCAGCAGCTACAGGCCAATGTCGAGATGAAACGAATGGACCAAGATCATGAAACTAATATTGCTCAGGCAAGCAATGATAAAGATCTTGCAGTTCAAAGAATGAAACAATCCTTCCAAGTTGAAGGAGATGAAGTCAAAAGATTAAAGGTAGAATACGATAAGATGGAGAAGGACCTTGATAGGGAGCATGAGGCACGTCAGAAAGAGTTAGACCGCCAAGCGGACATAGCTAAGCAACGTACCTAACATTAAATTGCTATAAAAAGGACCATCATAATTATGGGTAAAAGCGTGGTTTAAATTAAAAGTGAATATTATATAGTCTAATTTTGTACGTTAGAAACATGGCAGAAGAAACAAATGACATTTTTGGTGGATTTGATCTCAGTAATGAGAGCTTTATTCACTTTGATGATAAAGGAGAAATTATCGATGCTCCTAAAGAAGAAAAGCAGGACACAGCTCCTGAGAAGATCGATATTGAAACTCCGTCCAGCGAGGCGGGAGAAGTAAAGCCAGAACCTCAACTAGAGGGAGAGTTGTTAAAACCTTCCTCTGAGGGCGCTCCCTCTTCTCCATCCGAACCGTTAAGGTTATTTGCCTCGGTGCTTTTGGAGGAAGGCGTTATTGACGCTGAAGACGACAGATTGGAAGGTCTTTCCGGACCTTCTGATCTTGTCGATCTTATTAAAGACACTATTCGTAAAAACGAATTTGCTGATCTAAATGATGATGCTAAACAAATGTTGGATGATTACCGTAAGGGAATCCCATCAGAAGTCATTCGTAACTACAACAATCAGCGTTTGCAGTTAGAGAGACTAGAAACATCTCAGATACTTCCTAGTGACGAAGATAGTGAAGAGCTAACTAATCAAAAGGAAAACATCAGAAAGTCTTTAATCTACAACTCTTTTATCGCAAGCGGTATAAATGAAGAACGTGCTCAGAAACTAACATCAAGATCATTGGAGCTTGGTGATGATGTAGATGATGCGGCTTCTGCTCTAAAAGATCTTAAGTCTCTTAATGAGAAAAAGATGGAAGAGCAACGTCACTTTGCAGAGTCTCAAAAATCAGAGGCAAACGAAAGAGTGAAAAAGATTGAAAAGCGAATCTTAGAAACTGAAGAGATACTTCCTGGAATGAAGATCCCTGAACGTAAAAGAAAAGAGCTTTTCGATCAGATGACTCAACCTACTAAGGTTACAGAACAAGGACCTACATATGCTATACAGGAATTGAGAGCCAAAGACCCAGTGACCTTTGACCTTCGACTCCACTACTTAGCATCTCTAGGTCTCTTTAACGATAATCCGGATATCTCGGTATTCGGACGTACAGTCAATACAAAAAGTGTAAAAAAGTTTACTGACTCTCTTGAGAATCAGAAAGCAAATAATTTTGGAGGCGGGTCTACTCGCCAACAGACATTTGGTAGCGTAGATACAGAGCTACTCAAGTCATTGGATAATCTATTTTAAACTAAAAACAAAATGCCACAAATTTCTCCATTTCAGATGACGGAGGCTCAATCGTGGGCAGGTCTTACAACTTCCAATCACATGGGAGCTATTTATCAAGCCGCTCCACAAAAAGCCTCCAACCTAATGAGAAGAATCTATACCTCTAACTTTGGTATGGATCTCGACAGTTATCTATCTGACATTCCTTACAAAGTAATGGAAACAGATGATGATTTTACATGGGAACTAATCGGTTCCGCTAAGAAGAATGTTCCATTGGTAGAAGCTCAAATTGCAGGTACTGCAGTTGCAGCGGGAGACCAACCTGGACTTAACTTCTCTCGATTCGATCTTATATTCCCAGAACAACACTTCACAGATGTTCACACTATTGTAGGACACAAAAATGAAGTGTATCAATTACGTATCGTAGCAGATCCAGTTCCTGATGGAACTAACTGGCGATACACTGTAGAGCTTGTAACAGGTGATCCTGCTGCCTTTATGCCAGTAGAAGAGCTTGAAGCAGGAACTCGTTTCAGCCGTGAATGGTCTCTTGTTGAATCTACTCTTTCTAAGAAAGGTGGTGGTATCAACTTCGAGTCTCCGTTCACTATGCGTAATGCATTCTCTATGATCAGAATGGAGCACACTTCTCCAGGAAACATGATCAACCGACCATTTGCTACTAAGTGGCAAGCAGTAGGTGAGGAAGGTGAGCTTGTTACTCACACTACTTGGACTCAGTATGAGGATTACGTGTTCGATTACCAATATCGTCAAGAGAAAAACCGTCTCCTAATGTTTGCTAGAAGCAACAAAGGTGCTAACGGTGAGTATCACAACATTGGTAACTCAGGACATATCATCAAGCAAGGAGCAGGTATCCGTGAGCAAATGGAAGCGTCTAACACTTCTTTTTACAGCTCATTTGATATTGATTTCTTGACTGAAGTTCTTGTTGACCTTTCTGAAGGAAAACTTCCTACAGATGAGCGTCACTTCATTCTACGTACAGGTGAGAGAGGAGCACTACAGTTCCACAAAGCTCTAGAGACTCACTCTCAGTTATTCACTCCTCTACGAAATGATAGCCGTATGTACTCAGCTGCAAATCCAGGTGGCGTTCAGTTACCTCTTGGATATGGTGGACAATTCGTTGAGTACTTAGGACCTAACGGTGTTAAGGTTACTTTGATGGTAGATTCAATGTATGATGATCGTGAAAGAAACAAGTTGTACCATCCAGACGGAGGTGTAGCTGAGTCTTACCGATATGACATCATGGACATTGGTACTACTAACGGAGAGCCAAACATCCAGAAGTTCTATGTGAACGGATCTGAAGACATCATGGGTTACATCCCAGGGTTGAGAAATCCTTTCTCTCCTGTAGGTGAGCGTAACATGAATATGATGGCGATGAGCACTGATGGATACTCTGTACACCGTGCCTCTGTGTGTGGTGTTGCAGTATACGATCCATCAAGAACTGCTTCATTGATCCCAAGTATTTTAGCTTAATCATAAGAAACGAAGAAGAGATGAGCAAAATGGATGCAACAGTAACAGAATTTACCCTTCCTAACAGGAAGGTAAAGATAGTACCGTTGAAAAGGAAGAGGGGACTCCTACCAAAGGAGCATGAGGCCAGCTTTCTTTTCAAAGAGTCTTACTTTGAACTATGCGTTCCCATCGATGAGAGGGGACGTATGAAAGATCCATTAACCCCAGAAGAGCGGGCTTTCTATGAGAGCCCCTCTTCCGGAATGGATTTTGACCCTAATGACCTTTCTGTAACAAGAGAGAATAACTACTACACGAAGAAGAAGGCAAAGGTCCGTCTCAAGAATGAGGTAACGTACCTTGACCTATCACGTCCTGATGATTACATGAAGTACAAGATCTTACTTACAGTAAAAGATCGTGTTGCACTTTCAGATGATCCTAGGGAGACGAGAGTTACACAGAAGTTTGCACTTGTTGATGAGAATCACGAGACTCAACAACAGTTGAACTCTCTTGATACTAAGCTTTCAGCTTACACCGAGTATGGTGCTATCAAGAAGGACTTCAGATCACTCCGTCATGTAGTAATGGTGGCTACAGGCAAGAAAGTTGCTAAGAATGCCAAACTTGAGTTCCTACAAACAGAGGCTAACCGTCTTCTAGACAATGCCCCTGAAGCATTTTTAAATGCTGTAAGAGATAAGGACCTTGAGACAAAGATCCTAATTCAGGATGCTTTGAGTGGTAAAATCCTCAACAAACAGGGTATATCTTATTCTACCCCTGGAGGAGATCTTATTGGTAACAACCTTGCAGAAGCTGTAGAGTTCCTTAACAACAAAAAGAACCAAGACCTCAGACTCGTTATCGAGAAGAAGGTCGATGACATGGACGACTAATGACAACTACCGAGTTCAGGGATTACGTACTTGTAACTTACGATTCGATATCAAACTTTGCTGCACCAGGATATGAAGATGCTGACATCAACATATTCCTTAATGCTGCTCAGGAAGACTTCGTAAAGTCTCTGTACAACGGATTGTCAAACATAGGGCGGGTAGGCTTTGAAGAAACTGAGAAAAGATCTAAGGATCTATCAGAGCTTAAAAGGTTTACTGATATTACAGCAACTACTGCCGGTAACCATGGTTCTAACAGTTTATTCGTACAGCTGCCAGATGATTATCTGTATACAGTAAACGAAGAGGCTAATATTTCATTTACTTCCTGTGGGACGACTGCATCCGAAAGGGTGTCAGTCAAACCCATACGGGAAGATTACTACAATGCAAACATAAAGAATCCGTACAAGCGTCCACACAATGGACTTGTTTGGAGAATGGATGCAAGTAGAACACTAGACACTGCTCCAGTAACAGGCACAACTAAAAGACATGAGCTGATACTTGGAGATAGTACGACATTTAATACATATTACGTATCATATATAAAGCATCCTAAATCAATAGATATTACTGATGTAACTAATACCACAGGTTTCTGTGAATTGGATCCATCAACACATAGAGCAATAGCTGACATGGCCGTGCAATACATGCTGGAAGCTGCAAGACAGCCACGATTCCAGACAAGTGTATTCAAAGAAAGCCGTGTTGTAGAATAGTTTTATTAAAAAAGGCAATCTGATGTTAAAATGTTATTACACACATGCCGACAAGCAGTTCTTATATAATAAAGACGGGGATGGGAATCCGTCTTATAGAAAGAGCGTTTGTTTCCCATTAACCTTAAACTTTAATACTTATTAAAATGGCTACAAGTCAAACAAAAAATGTCCACAAGGTATTTGTAGGTGCATCTCCTGCGTTATCAACGCTTGGAACACTAAATACTGGTGAAATTGGATTCTTCAACGAAGATGGACGAAGAATTGTTGCAGCAGGTGCTGGAGCAGGCGAAGTTAATTCTGCTGATGTAAGCAAATTTAAAATCCACCTAGGACGAGCTGCAAGCGAAGATCTAGTATCTGATATTATCGAAACCTCATCAATGTCTGATGTTGTTTGGAAAACGTATGCTGCTCGTGCTAACCAAGTTACTACTATCGGTTACAACGGAACTTCAGGTTCTCTACCGGTAACTAACAATAACTTGTACTACATTCGTTTGTACATTCAAGAACTACTTTCTTCAAACTCTGATGGTCAGAGAATGAAGCATGGTGTATACAAGTCTGATGCTTCTGCTACTCAAGCAGAAATTGCTATCGGCCTTACTGGATCATTGATCAATAACTTCCTACGTGAAGCTGAGCAGTACATTACTTTCAAAGCTTTGTGTGATGAAGCAGTTACTGCTGCTAATGATTTTGTTAATAACATCACTGTTGTTAAAGGATCTAAAGTTGTATCTGTTGCTACTGCTGTTACATGGGGAACCGGCCCAACAACACTAGCTGTTGGAGATTTTGTACGTATGGGATCTAATGGTGCAGGTACTGCCCTAACTGATGATGTGTATAGAGTAGAGGCAGTAGATACTGTTTCTGCAGCAAAAACTTTTACAGTTGATCGTCCTATTCAAATTGCAGGTCAAATTCTTACAGCAGCATCTTCTGATGCAGAAGTTATTGCTGCTGCTACTGGTGCTGCCGCTGAGTGGGGTATTACTCTGTCAGGAGCTGACCTTTCTTTCGGTGGGCCTGACTACAAGTACTCTATAGCTAGATGGGAGACTCAACTTGAGAACTTTGGTACTACTTCAGCAGTAGTTGGTACTGGTGCTAGTCCAGGTCTTGGAACTTACGAAGCTATCGCCTCTTTAGAAGCGTTCTGCCAAGGGTTCTATGGAGAGATCTACCGAGATGGTACTCGTAATGTCCACCCTGCAGAGTTGCTTGCAACTAGCGCTGTTGCTGGAGGAGGTTATGATACAATCACCTTTAAGTGTAGTGATTCTAAGGTAACAGGTAGCTTTTCTGCGGAGGTTTCTCCAAAGGTAGTTACTCTTGCATTTCCAGCTACAGCTCCTGCTTACGCATTGTCATCTACTGCAGATGGTATTGCTGAGTTGATTGAGGACTTCTCAGGAACTGCGTTGGCCGTAACTTAATAAACCTTTTAATTGAGGAGGGGGGAGCAATCTCCCCTCTTCATTAATTTTTAACTAACATGTCCCTACCTACTTTAAATTTATCTGTTTGTTTAAAAGACAACTGTA